GAGAAGAAGGAGAAGAAGGAGAAGAGGGAGAAGAGGGAGAAGAGGGAGAAGAGGGAGAAGAAGGAGAAGAGGGAGAAGAGGGAGAAGAGGGAGAAGAGGGAGAAGAGGGAGAAGAGGGAGAAGAGGGAGAAGAGGGAGAAGAGGAAGAAAATAAAGATTATAAATATTTATTTAATTTAGAAAAAGAAAAAGAAAATGAAAAAAATGATGAATATTTAGAAAAATATAAAAATGCAAATATAAATGCAGAAAAAATAAGAAAAGAAGCAATTGAAACATTTTTAAATGAAAAAAATTTAATAATAAAATATAATTTAGAAAGTTTATAAAATATAAAATATAAAATATAAAATATAAAATATAAAATGATAAATAAATAATTAATTAATTATTTAATTAATTATTTATTATGAAAATATTTTATTATATATTTTATATAAATGTTAGGAATAAACAAAATGTTTAAGAAAGTAAAAACAGAGACTATTTTAGGAATTATAGGTTTAATATTTTTACTTTATGTATTATATTATTATGGAAAAAATAAAAATATAATGTCATCAGGAATGACAAATAATTATGGACCTGCAGCAGTTCCGCAAAATGTAACAGAAAATGCATATATACCAAACAATACATCATTAGGAAATCAATTACAAGTACAAACACCAAGTTCAAAAATGGCAAATCCATCCGATTTATTACCAAAAGATTCTAATAATATGTGGGCGGCATCAAATCCAGTATCTAATAATTTAAATGGTATAAGTTTATTAAATCCGACACAAATAGTAGGAATTAATACACAAGGTTCTTCTTTAAGAAATGCGAATTTACAAGAACGTTCAGAACCGCCAAATCCAAGAACAAATACGGGTTGTCCGTGGAATATATCAACAATTGAACCGGATCCATATAGAAAACCATTAGAAATAGGAACAACTTCATAAATTAATAAATTAATAAATTAATAAATTAATAAATTGATAAATTAATAAATTAATAAATTGATAAATTAATAAATTAATAAATTGATAAATTAATAAATAAAGACTTCATAAATAGTTTAATAGTTTAAGAGTATAATATTTATAAGTATATTTATATTTTTATAAAATAATATAATTTATTATATTATAATGAATAGTAATATAATAAATTATATTTTAGTAATTTTTATATTTATAATAGCATATAAAATATATATAGATTCTGATTCATTTAGTTTAAAATGTATAATATCTAAAGTAAATGGAAATACTTATTGTGTAAGAGATAGAGCGAAATTAGAATTAGCAGCTGATAGATTAGCAACAATAAATAATAGAATGAATATTTTAGTAACACATTTAGCGGAAAAATATCCAGAAAGAGATAATGTAATAAGATTAGTGAAAGGTTATAATCCGCAAAAAATATATGAAACATTACCAACAAGTGAATTTACAGCATATAGTGAAAATAAAGGAGAGAAATTAGCGTTTTGTTTAGATACAGAAAAAAATAGTCAAGGTAAATTAATAGATATTAATACTTTAATGTATGTAGCATTACATGAATTGAGTCATATAGCATCATTTTCAATAGGTCATGAGAATGATGAATTTTGGGAGAATTTTAAATTTTTAATAACTGAATCAAAAGAATTAAATATTTATAATCCGGTAGATTATAAAAATGAACCAGCTCGTTATTGTGGAATGGATATAACAGATAATCCTTATTATGATTTTTAAATATATTAAAATTATTATTATATCTTTAATATATTTTTATATTTAATATATTTATCTCTTTTAAATATATTAAATATATTTCTCTCTTTTAAATATATTAAAATTATTATTATATTTTTAATATATTTTTATATTTAATATATTTATCTCTTTTAAATATATTAAAATTATTATTATATCTTTAATATATTTTTATATTAAATATATTTCTCTCTTTTAAAATATATTTATCTCTTTTAAATATATTAAATATATTTATCTCTTTTAAATATATTAAATATATTTCTCTCTTTTTTATATATTATATCATATATTTCATAATTATTATTATTATATATATGTTTATTTTTTGAAATTAATTTATATTTTTGTGTATCTATTTTAGGAAAATAACTATCACATTCTATATATTTATCTATATATGTTATATATATATCATTTATATTTAAAATATTATTATTATATTCATTTAAAAAATAATTATATATTTTCTCTCCACCTATAATCCATATATTTTCGTATTTTTTAAATTTTATATAATTTTCTAATAATTCTATATTTGAGAAAGATTTTATTATATCATTATTTATTTCTTTATCTATATTTAATGATGATGATAATATTAAATTATCTCTTTTTGATAAATATTTTATAGGTAAATTATTTATACTTTCATAAGTATTTTTACCCATTATAATTGCATTATTTGTATTATTTGAATTATATGTTGTTAATTTTTTAAATTTTTGTAAATCACTTTTTATATACCAAGGTATAGTATTTTTATAACCTATTCCATTATTTTTACTTATAGCAACAATTATATTAACGTCCATTCTTAATTAAAATTATATGCTATTATTTATATATATGTCTAACATATTTAAAATTTATATAAATAATATAAATTTAGAAAAAAATCAAAATTATCTATCTGATTTATATTTATTTATTAAAACTTTATTTTTTAAAAATAATGAGTTTTCTGTTAATGATTTTAAAAAATATAAAACTTGTAAAAATTTTATTAATTCTGATTTTTATAAAGAAAATATTCAAAAATATAATATTTTTACTGATTTAGATTATACTTATATAGAAAATTATGATCCCAACCTTTTTTTTATTGATGAAAATATATATTATGATGATACAATTGAAACTATTAAATTTAAATTTATAAATTATTATAATAATAATAATATTAAAAATAAAATCTGTTATGAAGAATTATATATTTTTTCACTCATTAATAAACATTTTAATCCAATTGAAATGTTTAATTTATTAACTAATAATGGCACTTATAATATAAATGAAAAAATATTAGATGAATATTTATTAAATATTAATGAACAAATATATATTAAAAATTTATTAGGTTCTAAAGAATTATATGATTATAATGATTTATTAAAAATTGATTTGAAAAATATTAATTTATTAACACCTATCGGTCAATTAATTAATAATAATATTTATAATTATATTATTAATCCATTTAAAATTACAAAATATTCTAATAATTTAAAAACTTTTTTAAATAATTTAATAAATACAACAAATAATAATTTATTATTTGAAACTAATATTGTAAATAATATTTTATTTGTTTCTTTTTTAGATGATGTTATTACATATAATAAATCAAATATAAATTTAAAAGATGATATTAATTATGCTATTAAATTATATTTTCCTATTATATTTAATAATAATAGTATAAAATTATATAATGATTTTTTAAAAATTAAAGATGAATTAATTAAAAAAACTACTAATGAAATTAATACAAATATTATTAAAAATCAAACTATTGATTTATTATATAATGTTTATATTAATTCCGAAAAAAATAAAATTATTTATGAAGATGGTATTATTTCTATGAATTTAAATATTTATACTAATATCAATAATTTCTTATCAATAGAATCTATTTTTAAATTAATTAATAGTTCTAAAATTATTCCTTTTATTAAATATAATCCTGGTAAAAAAATAGAAAATTTATATAGATTATATTCTAATAAAAAAACTAATACTAATATTAATTTACCTTATTTGTCTAAAAATCATATTTTAAGATTTATTAAAACTATTGGTAAATCTAATACTATTTCTATGGTTATTATTAATAAAAATTTTAAATTATTGAAAAATTATATTAAAAAAGAAGAAATATTTATTGAAATTAATAATTCTGGTATTATTAATGTTAAATTAGAATTAATTAAAAATATCGATCTTAAAACTTTAAATTCTATATTAAAAAATAATATTAATATACTTATTCAAAATATTAATACTCATATTTCTAATAATAATAGTATTAAATTATTTTCTTCTATTTATGATAATAATATTGAAATATTAAATTTAAATTATTTAATTAAAATTAATAATGAATTTAGTAATTTGGAAAAATTTAATTCTGTAAGAAATTGTGTTTATTATATATTTAATACTATTAATAATGAAATCGCATATAAAAAAGAATATAGATATAAAAAAGTTTCTAATTATAATGAAGTTGACGATCAAACTGCTTTTATTATAGAACAAATTAAACAACAATTACCTATTAGAGAAATTATTAATAATTTAAAAATTAATTTTAATATTAATAATGAAAAAGAAGCTGAAACTATATTTGAAAAAAGTATAAGTAATTTAAATATTACCCCCAATTTATTAAATTCTAAAAAATTTAAAATTAAAAATAATCCTGGTTTTAAAATTACTATAGAAAAAATTAAAGGTAAAATATTAATTAATGTTAATTCATTAGATAATATTAATTATATACATTATATTAAAATATATTTTGATTCTATATTTAAACTCGCTTATAATAACAAAACTAATAAATTAATTCTTAATGATATTGATATATCTATTTGTAATAATCAAATTATTCAAAATACTAATGATAAATTTATATATGATAATGATATAGATAAACAAAATAATATTAAATTATTCTCTAATGAAATTCAAATAGATAAATTAGATAATTTAGATAATTTTGAAAATTATAATCAATTTGAAAATAATAATAATAATAATAACATTTTAGACCTTTTATATACTTATGATGATGATGATGAAGCTGATTTTAAAGATGAAAATATGAATATAGATTCAAATGAAGAAATAATTATTAAACAAGATGATTCATTAATTGATAGTAATGAAAATAAAGATTTTTCAGAAAAAAATATTTCTAATTTCGAAAATAAAGAAGATATAAATGAAATATATCAAGAAGAAGAAACATATATTAATACTGATTTATATAAAAATTCTAATTTTAAAAAAGTTAATCATAATTATGATTATGCAGATAATGGAAATGATGATAACGATGAAGATGTTGATGAAAATAATAATGGTGATGATGAAAATGATGAAGATGTTGATGAAAATAAAGGAAATATAGAAAAAAAAAAAGATAAAAAAGAATATGAAGAAGAAATAAAACAAAAAGAAATAAAAAAAATAAAAAATAAAAAAAAAGAAAATAATGATTATAAATTAGAAGAGAAACAATCTATTAAAGAAAAAGTTAATTTAAAAAAAGGACCTGTTTTAGAAAGATTAATGAGATATGAACCTGATTTATTTGCAAAAATAGATAAAACAAATAAAGTAAAATTATTAGTAGGTGATGATAAAGGTGATTATGATAATTATTCACGATTATGTCAAGCTTCTAGACAACCTATTATTTTATCTGAAGAAGAGAAAAAAAAAATAGATAAGGAACAACCAAATTCATATGGTAATAGTATAGAATATAAAAATAAATATGGGAAAAAAAGACATTATATTTGTCCTCGTTTTTGGGATATAAATAGAAATATACCTTTAACAAAAGAACAAGTAGATAGTGGAAAATATGGAACAATTTATACAGATAAAAAAAATGGTAATATTGTTTCATTTGAAGAATTGGGAAAAGAATTTAAAGAGAGAATACCCGCGTTTTTAACAAAACAACAGGGGTGTATGCCTTGTTGTTTTATAAAACCAAAAAAAACAAATAATATGATATATAATAAATTATCTAAATGTAATGCTAAAATTAATTTAAATGATAATTCTACTAATACTAAATCTAGTAAAACTTTTAATAAAACAAATAAAGAAGAAAATGATGGATATTCATCTTCTTCATCTTCTTCATCTTCATTTTCTTTTTCATCTTCTTCTACTTCTACTAATTCTAGTTCCAGTTCTAGTTCAAATGAAGAAAATGATGAAGATGAAGATAAAAATATAGATAATATGTATATATTAAATCCCTCTAGATTTCCTTTAAAAAAATATCAATTAGGTAGTTTACAATTTGCATTAAAACATTTTTTACAATTTAATGATGATAAATGTAAAATAAATAAATTAAATGGCAATTTAGCTCCTAATGTTAGATGTTTATTAAGATATGGTGTAGAACATCATCATACACAAACATTTATATCTTGTATAGCAGATGCATATAGTAAAAATATATTGAAAACAAAATATACAATAACTATAAAAAAAATGAAAGAAATAATAATATCTATGTTAAATATTGATAAATTTATAACTTATAATAATGGTAATTTATCACATATATTTTTATCTAAAAATTTTGAAGAAAATAAAATAATAATAAATGATGAATATAAAAAAAGTAATTTATATAAAATATTATTTGAAAAAAATATAGAAAATGTAGAAAATATAGAAAATATAGAAAATATAGAAAATATAGAAAATGTAGAAAATGTAGAAAATGTAGAAAATGTAGAAAATGTAGAAAATGTAAAAAATGTAGAAAATGTAGAAAATGTAGAAAATGTAGAAAATGTAAAAAATGTAGAAAATGTAAAAAATGGTACAAAAAATAAAATCAATTTATTTAAAAAAATAATTGATGCATTTGAGAATTTCAAATTATATTTAAATAGTGATATTTATGTAATAGATTATATATATTTATGGGATATAATATGCAAACCAGATAAAAATTTATTTCCAAATGGTATTAATTTAATAATATTAGATATATCAAGTGAAGATAAAACTGAAAATGTAAAAGTAATATGTCCTAAAAAATATTATTCAAAAGAATTTATAGATGAAAATAAAGATAATTTAATATTAATAAAAAAATATAATATATATGAACCCATTTATGCAATTAAAGATACATATGATAATAAAATAATATCATTAATATCATTTAATTATAATAAACATGAATTAAATTTATTAGAATTTAAAAAAGTATTAAATATAATAAAGGATGATATAAATGAAAAATGTTTAAAAAGTAGTAATGATATGAATATTGATAAATATGATTTTAAATTAAATATAAATTTAAATAAAATAATAAATATAATAACAAATTCGGAAATTAAATATGAAGTTTTATATCAAATAATGAATTATGAAAATAAAATAATAGGAATATTAGTTACAGGTAAAAATGTTAAAAATAAAAAATTTATTCCTTGTTATCCATCTGAAATTTATGATATTAATATTCCTATTAAAATGATGGATGATATGTTAGATTTTGATATAAATACGGAAAAAAATGAAAAAAAGGAAAAAAAGGAAAAAAAGGAAAAAAAGGAAAAAAAGGATGATATAGATAAAAATAATAAAAAAACATATTATTCGGATTATTATGATACAAAAGATTTTTTAGAAAATTTATATAATATAAGTAAAGAGAGAATCATAGTAAAACCTAAATATAAAATAATAGATAATAATGTGATTGTTGGAATATTAACATTAGGTAATCAATTTGTAATGATAGATCCACCAGAAGAATATATAAAAGAAGATGATTTGGAAGAATTAAGAGATGAAAATTATTTAATAAAAGATATAAAAATTCAAACAGATACAAAAAAAGATACTCAAAGAATAGAAATAATAAATAATTTAAAATTGGAAAATGGTTTTTATAATACATTTAAAAATACATTAAAAAATTTGATAAATAATCCTTTATATATGAAAAATAAAAATAATATAAAAAATATATTATTAGATATAACAATATTATATAATGAAAAATTAGAAAAAATAAATAATGAATTAAAAACAATTGGAATGAATAATATTATATTTTCAAAATACGATAAAAAAATATTAAATCAAATTAAAACTTTTACATTATGTAGTGTAAATAATTGTAATACTAATTATTGTATGATACAAAAAGTGAATGAAAATACAATTTGTAAATTAATAATACCAGAAAAAAATTTATTAAATAATAATGAAAAAAATGAAACTATTTATTATATTAAATTTGCAGATGAATTAATCCGATTTAATAAAGTAAAACAAACTATATATGAATCAAATTTACATACATATATGAATAATATTAAATATAATATAAATGATGATGAGATAATAATATATGAATCGAATATAACAAATGATATATTTGATAAAAATTTAATTTTAAAAAATGATATGGAAAATTATACAGATTTTGATTTATTTTATAGAAATGAGAATAATTTACAAGAACCAATAAATACAAAATTGGCAAAATATAAAAAATATAAAAAAATAGATATAATTGATAATGAAAATACATTAAAAATTAAACTTCCTATTTCTCAATTAAATAAAACAAAAGATTATTTTAATAAATATAACGAAACTAAAGAAACAATAGATAAAAAAAAAGGAAAAGAAAAAATAGAAGAAATAGATGATACTAATTTTAATACATTTTTAAATATTAAAAATGAAGAGTCTATACCACAATTATTAAATGAAAATATATCTAAACATTCTTCATTTGAAACAAATATAGTGAAAAAAGAAGATGAAGAAGATGAAGAAAATGAAGAAGAATATGAAGAAAATGAAGAAAATGAAAATCAAAAAGATAAAAAAGAAGAGAAAAATGTAAATGAAAAAGAAGATTCTATACCACAAGAAACAGAAGAAAATATAACAAATAATTCATCATTTGAGAAAAGTTTAACGAATGAAGAAATTAAAGAAAATAAGGATAAAAAGGAAGAAACGAATTTACAACAGCATTCGTTTAATGCATCAACATCATCTTCATCCTCTTCAATATTAGCAAGTTATAAATTGAATGGTGATTGTATATTAATAAAGAAAGTGTTAGAGGTGTTTAAATATAATTTTAAAGATACGATAAAAGAGATGTATATAAATGTAAAGAATGAGAATTGGACTGATTGCACTTATGAAATAATAATAATAATATTTCAAAAATATATAAATTATAAAAATATAACAAAAGAAGAGATAAAAACAAAATTAATAAATTTATATAGTCAATATAGATATAAAATTCGAATATTAAATTTTATTTTTCAATATACAAAAAATAAATATATGAAAAAATATTTAGAAATGTTAATAAAAGTAAAAAATAATCATAAAGAAACTAAAAAAATAATAAGTGATATAATTTTAAATCAAAATTATTATTTAACTTATATAGATATATATATATTATCAATTTATTATAAAATACCAATAATATTATTATGTAATACAATAATAAATCCATCAATAACAAATGAAAATTTTATAATAACAAAATTAAATACAATAAATCATAATTATTTTTTTATAAAAGTTCCGAGCCAACATATAAGAGGAATGAAAGATTGTAAATTAATAACTTTACAAAATGATAGTATAATAATAAATATAGAGAAAAATATAAAAGATACAAAAAATAATTTATTATATACTAATATAATAAAAAAAATAGAAAATTATACAGATGATATTCATAATTATTTTAAAAGAATGAATGAATTAGAAGATGGAGAACCGCAAAAGATAAAAGTATATATAACAGATAATACAAGAAAAATAAGAGGTGAAATAAAAAATAAAACTTTAAAAAATTAAAAAAGAGAAAAAGAGAAAAAGAGAAAAAGAGAAAAAGAGAAAAAGAGAAAAAGAGAAAAAGAGAAAAAGAGAAAAAGAGAAAAAGAGAAAAAGAGAAAATTTTAATTAAAATTTTATTTTATTTTAATTAAAATTTTATTTTATTTTAATTTTATTTAAATTTTATTAAAATTTTAATTTATTTTAATTTTATTTAAATTTTATTTAAATTTTAATTTATTTTAATTTATTTTAATTTTAATTTTATTTTAATTTTATTTAAATTAAAGAGAGAAAATTAAAATAAAAATAAATTTTATAAATGTCATTTTGTAAATATAAAAATATATTTGGAAAAGAGGGAGAGGGGGCACATTCAATACGTATTTTTAATATAGCAATTGTAGATGTGATATTAACTATTTTAGGTGGATTTATAATATCTTATTATACAAGATGGAATATTTGGTATATAATAATATCATTATTTATATTAGGTATAATATTACATAGATTATTTTGTGTTAATACAACTATAAATAAATTAATATTTGGAGTAGTATAATATAAAATTTATATCTCTCTTTATATTTTTTTTTAATATATATATTCTCTCTTTATATTTTTTTAATATATATTCTCTCTTTATATTTTTTTTTAATATATATTATCTTTTTATATTTTTTTTATATATTTAAATTTATAAAAAATATATTCTTTTTTTATATTTTTTTTTAATATATATTATTTTTTTATATTTTTTTTATATATTTAAATTTATAAAAAATATATTTTTTCTTTATATTTTTTTTTAATATATATTCTTTTTTTTATATTTTTTTATATATTTAAATTTATAAAAAAATATATTTTTTCTTTATATTCTTTTTTAATATATATTCTTTTTTTTATATTTTTTTATATATTTAAATTTATAAAAAAATATATTCTTTCTTTATATTCTTTTTTAATATATATTCTTTTTTAATATATATTCTTTTTTTTATATTTTTTTAATATATATATTTTTTAAATATCAATATCATAATCATCATCTATATTTTTCATATTTGTTACTTTTAGTGTATCTAACATAGAATTAATAGTTAAATTATTTAAAGAACATATTGTATTATCTTGTGTTTCTTTTAATTCTTTTTCTATATAATTATCATCATCTTCATCAAACATATCTTTATATTCATCTTCTTCTTCTTTTATTAACATCATAAAATCCATATCTGTTAATAATTTAAATGAATTAGTTCCATAATAACCTTGTTGTCCACACATTATATTAGCAGATACACCTTTCATTATATCTAATTCTCCATGTTTTGCCGCTTTTAAAAACATTTCTGGTGTTTCTTCAAAAGATGCTTTTGCTAATGGTCCTATATCATCATTATTTATTCCATGTCTAAATATAGAAACCATTTTATCGTTACAAGTCATTCTATCACATAATATAGTTAAATGATGATAATTAATATATGTGCTATCAAACTCTATAACTTCTGAAAATTCATCAAATATAGCTTGTCTTGCTGCTTCAATTCCTAAAATATTATATATTTCAATTATATCATTCGTAGTTGTTTTATTTGGATTTATAAAATCTAAAGCTAAAATTTCTAATAAATTAGAACCTACTGTATCTAAAACCCATTCTTCTTTTTTAATATATTTAGTATCAACTTCTTCTAAATTATCTGTTATTTTTCTTAAATTTACTTTTTTAATATTTTTTATGCCTCTTAAAACTAATGTATCTAATAATTCATCTTGTAAATTTTTCAATATAAATATTTCATCTGATTGATCTAAAGGTTCTAAATTTGATTTATTCTTTTTATTTTTTGAATTCTGATTCGGTTTATTTACACGAATTCTAAATATTAAATTATCTGAATTATAATCATTATACATACAAGATATATTATTAAATGAATTTGTTAATGCAAAATGTATATCTTCCATAGTAATACTTTTATCTAACATCTCTATTTTATTCATAGACATCCTTATTATCCATTTAGATTTATCTTTATTATTATCATAACTTGAATTACATTCATCTAATATTTTTTCAAATTCTTTATATTGTTCTATTATATTTTCATCATCTTTAAATAATGTGGAATTATCTTTTGGATCAAAACATATTTCTACATAATCTACTATTTCTCTTAATTTTGTATGTTCTAATTTATTTATAAAATCTTTCACTTTATTTTGATTATATTTATCTATTTCATTAAAATGAATAGTACAAGATGGATTTTTTGGATTTTCAGACAATGATAATATTTCTTCTATTCTAGGAACACCACGAGTTACATTAGATTTTGATGCTACACCTGCAAAATGAAAAGTATTTAAAGTTAATTGTGTAGTTGGTTCTCCAATACTTTGTGCTGCAATCATACCTACCATTTCTCCGGGAGTAATAATTGATTTTTTATATGCTAAATTTATTGATATTAATAAAAATTCTATTGATTTTTTTGTTAATTTTTTATGCATTAATAATTCTTTTGGACTTAAATAATAGAAATACAATATTTTAAATAATTCTGTTGGTTTACAATAATATATTTTATTTAATTCTTCATAATTATTTTCAATTAATTCAAAAGTTTCTAATGGAGTTATATCTATTATTACATTTTCTTCTTGATTTCCTGCAATATTATTTATTATATTTATAAAAGATACTGGTAAATTAACAGAACTTTTATAAATGTTTTTTAATACTTTTTCTATAACTAATTTTCGGGCATTTAAAATATAATCTATATAAAATTTTGATTTTTTATCTAAATCTATTTTTTGTTTTTTAAATCTTGTATATGTTTGTTTTGTATATATAGTTAAATAAATTGAATTATTTCCTGTATCATGAGGCAATTGATAATGTGAATAAATATCTTCAATTGACATATTTATAAATGGTATTTGTTGAGATTCTACTTTTAAAGGGTCTATACCATCTTCTCCATAACTAAATTGTATTATTTTTCCTTTATTATTGCGAATTGTCATATCATAATTAACCATTAAATCTTCTAAACCTTTAATTATTCGTCGTTGTATATAACCAGTTGTAGAAGTTTTTACTGCAGTATCTATTAAACCCACACGTCCACCCATAGCATGAAAGAATAATTCTTCTGGTCTTAATCCTCCTATAAAAGAACTTTCTACAAAACCTCTTGCATTTGGAGAATCATCAAATTTTGTAAAATGTGGTAATGTTCTATTTTCAAAACCATAAGGAATTCTTTTACCATCTACATTTTGTTGTCCTAAACAAGAAATCATTTGTGAAATATTTAAATCACTTCCTTTTGAACCAGCATTTACCATTTTAACAAAACGATTATTCGTATTTAAATTAGTTCTACCTATTTTTCCTGCTTCAAAAGATGCTTGATTTAATATATTATTTACTCGTGTTTCAAATTCTTCAACATTTGATTTACCTGTTTTATTTTCAAATATACCTAAATGTATTTCATCTATTAATGATTTAACATCACTTTTTTTTTGAGTAATAATTTCTACTATTTTATTATTTGTTTCATTATCTGCTATTAAATCACTTATTCCAACACTATAACCATTTATTTTCATAAATTCAGTTACTATATTTTGCAAATCATCTATAAAATTTTTTGCTGCTTCTTCATTATAATCATTATAAATTCGATGTAAAATACCACGCGTTGTATCACTTAATATTCCTTTTTCTATATGTCCTCTAATATATTTTCCATTATTAATTTCTAATATATTATTTGAAGTTTCATAATCTTCTGAATCATCATAATTTTTAGTTTTATATTTTAAAGTTAAATTTGGTAAAATTTGACTTAATATTTCAAAACTATTTATTATTTTTTTATTTAAATTTAAAATATTTAAATCTAATCTATTAAAATGCATTAATAAATTCATCGCTTGTCTTGAATTGAAATTTATATTTTTTTGTGTAAATAAATATGTGCTTAATAATGAATCTTGGAAAATACCAACTATACATTTATTATTTGCAGGACTTACTATATTATATTTTACTGCTGCTAAATATCTTAATTCTGTTTCTGATTCTTCATCTTGTGGCATATGTAAATTCATTTCATCACCATCAAAATCCGCATTATATGGTTTCGTATCTGCAACATTCATTCTAAAAGTATCACCTTTCATCATTATTTTCGCTAAATGACACATCATAGACATTTTATGTAAAGTTGGTTGTCTATTAAATAATATTGCATCACCATCTAAAATATGTCTATGAATTATATCACCTTCTTCTAATTTTATCGATTCTCTATCTACATATCTTAAACTTATACAATCTCCATTTTTTTTTTCATATATTTTTGCTCCTGGATATACATCTGGACCATTTAAAATAAATTGCATTAAATAATTTTTATTTTTTGAAGTAACAGTAATTGGTTTTGTTAAATTTTTTGCTATTTTTAAAGGAATACCCAATTCACTTATTGAAAGATTTGGATCCGGAGTTATTACAGAGCGAGCGCTAAAATCTACTCTTTTCCCCATTAAATTACCTCTTACACGACCTCCTTTTCCATTTAATCTATCTTTTATTGCTTTTAAAGGTCTACCTGAACGTTGCGCTACAGCTGCAACACCTGGTATTTTATTATCTACTAATGTTGCTACATAATATTGTAAAACTGTCGTCCAATCATCTATAACATTCGAATTTGAATTTTGTTCTAATTTCTCTTGTAAAGTTTTATTTGCTTTAATTATATTAACAATAATATGTGTTAAATCATCTTCACTTCTTTGTTGCGCATCATGTTTTACAGAAGGACGAACCGCTGGAGGTGGAACAGCTAAAGTTTGACAAATCATCCATTCCGGTCTAGACCAAATAGGACTATAACCCATAAAATTCACATCTTCATCTGAAATTTTGCGAAAAATTTTAATTACTAATTCTGGAATCAATTTCATATTTAATTTATTACTTTTTGGATCATCTTTTTCTAATTCATCTTCTTTTCCACTCCATTCTGCTATTAAAGTTGCTAAACCTTCTTTCTTTAATTTTGGTTGTAAACAACCGCAACCATTATGAGAATCCTCTCCGCACCTCTTTTTTTTACTTGCTAAAACAAATACTTTTTGCCAACGTTCATCATTATTTAAATTTAATAAATAATTATATTTTTCTTTATTTATTAATAATTTTCCACATTTAATACAAATACATCTTAAAATTTTCATAATAGTTGATAAATATTGAATATAAAATACTGGTCTTGCTAAATTAATATGACCAAAATAACCTGGTGTTTGTATATAATCTAAACCATCCGTCGGGCAAATAAATCCTGGATCTAATACTCCCATTCTTGGGTCAAATAATCCACCTAAAACAGGTTTATTATTTATATAAGTGTCTCGATTGATAATTTCTGCAACAGAACCTTTTTGAATTTCATGAGGACTTAAAATACTAAATTGAATACCTATAATTTTAGATGGAACTTTTTTTTCATAAAACGTCATTCCTTTTATATTAAATATATAATATAAAGTTGATTTTAAATCAATTTTATATATATAATAAAAATAATAATATTTTTTGGTTTGTATTCTTACTATTTTTCTATTATATTTATATTTATTTTATATTTATTTTATATTTATTTTATATTTATTTTATATTTATTTTATATTTATTTTATATTTATTTTATATTTATTTTATATTTATTTTATATTTATTTTATATTTATTTTATATTTATTTTATATTTATTTTA